ATTTAGCCACCGATGTTGGTGCGATACAGGTCGAGCTTATCTACGCCATTGACCTTGTAGATATTCGCCATCGTATCCAGCTCCAGCACATCCTTACCATCGACCACCTGCTTGATGTAGGAAGCAAAGAACTTGCTCTGGAACTCTGCCTTATCGTTCTGCTTGAAGTCGCCCGCAGGCACCTCGTAGAACGAGCAGGTGAGGAACACCACATAAGGCACCTGCGCCTGACGGCCCTGGCTGTTGTAGGTTTCCAGACTACCGCGCGCTTGCAGTTGCACAGCGGTGTAGGGGTCGAGCAGCTTTGCCCATACCTCCGGGTAAAAAGAGTTCCACTTGATCTCGCCTTCCAGCGCTTCAAAGCCGCTGGGCAGCTTGATCGCGCCGACCATGCCCACGGCCTTGTGTTCGGCCATCTTGAACTTAACCGTTGGGAGTTTGAACTCCTCGGCCCGTCCAAGCAGGCTGTTGCCGTCGATGTAGATGTTCGCGTTGTTCAGTGTGTTCAGTTGAATGCCAGCCACGGTAGGCTCCTTTCAGTAATAGTGAGTTGGTTACTTCGCGCCCAGCTCGGAGAGGTAGTTGATGTTGATGCTGGCCTTGTAGGTCACGCGCTCTGCGGGTGTCGGCGGCATGAAATCGTAGGTGATCGTCAAGTGGCCTGCTGCCAGCTCCGTCACTTCGTTTTCAGCCTGATCGAACCACGCCTTGCCGTCGATGATCGCGCCGTTTGCCTTGAGCGTCCGCATGAAACCGTTGCAGCTCTCGACAATGGCATCGATCAGCGCGTTATCCAGCGGGCGATCATTGAACTGGAGCGTGAAATACTCCAGGCTCTCCGCGATGATGTCCGCCGTGCGGCGCACGCACAGGAAGTTCTTGGGGTGCGTGCTGGACGGGAACGCCGCGCTGCGGTTGCCCCACACGCGGATGCCAGTGCCGAATGAATTGAACAGCGTGATGATGCCCGCCCCGTTGAGCAGATTTGCCTCGCAGTTCGGATCGTTGATCATCGCGTCGATGGGGCGTTCCATGCCGGTGATGCCGAGCAGCTCGGTATTCGACAGCGACCACCAATAGCCGTTCTCCTGATCCTTGCGCGACTGCGCGCCCGCCGCATACTGCGACAGCGGCATCAGCACTTCGGCATCGGCCACCGTGTCATAGGCTTTGACGTGCGGGTAGCACAAGCCAACGCGCTCGGAGCTGGTGTTGAAGTTGAGCGTGCCAGCCGGGCCGCGCCCGGTGATAGCCTGCTGCGGCGTGATGCCGATGGGCGCGTCGATAAAGCAGATCGCGCGGATGCTGTTTGCGGCAGCGATCAGCTCGGTGGACACGGCAGCCAGCGTGGCGAACACCGGAGAAATCAAAATCTTCGGGTAGAAGCCAAACAACTGATAGCTGTCGCGGAACGCCTTGAGTCCGGTGCGGTTGCCGCCCGCGTCGATGGTGCCGATGATATCGGACGATTGCACCAAGGCCGGGTTGAGATAGGTATAGGTCGCCTTCACCGTGGTAGGAGTGGCAATGGTTCCTGCCGGGATAGCGCCCGTGCTGATGCGCTTGCCGGTGCCGGTGGCCGCATCGAAGCTGTAGTCGGTGTCCAGGATGTAAGTGGTCGCCAAATCCGCGCTGACCAGCGTGATCTCGCCGACCACGGCAGGATGCGGCAGCGTGAAGCTGCCATCGACCGGGTCAACGGTCGCGGTCTCCGGGACAGCGACCGTGGTCTTGTGCGCCGCGTTCGCGGGGTCGAGCACGTTAATCACCACGCACACGGTACCCTTCTGGTCAAAGATCGCGTCCAGCGCATCCAGAATGGTGCTGCCGGGGATGTTCTCACCGAACTGCGCGAAATCCTTTTCGCTGGTCACGATGATCGGCTTGTTCACCTCGCCCGCCGCAGCGGTGCCGATGAGGCCGATCACCGCCGTCTTCACCATTTGAACCGGACGCGGCCCCTTGTCGATCTCGATAGTCTCGACGCCATGCAGATAACTTGCAGTCATTGCAAACTCCTTTCAGTTATTTGGTCTTGCCCGACTTGTCAGTCGCGGCTTTGGTTTCGGCGGATTGCACGATCTGGACAGGTGCTACCTGCACCGGCTTGAGGTAGCCCTGCGCGATCAGCACGCTCACCATCTCGTGGTCGGCGGGCAGATCCACTTCCTGCTTGTTCCAGAACAGCACATCCTGGTCTTTGAGGCCGCCTTTGCCGTCGCTCACCTTGAGCGTGACAGCGGAATTCGGGCCGGTATAGATGAATCGAGACATAAGCACTCCTTCGGTTAAATGGTTACGGGTTCTTGAACAACCGGCGGCAACAGCGCCGGGGCATTGTCTTCATTGGTGACAGACCAAGCCCCAGGCGGACGCGGACGGTTGGCCACGGTGGTCATGGGTACGCCGAAGCGCAGGCTGTAGCCCCAGGTGCCTTCGACGTAATCATCGAATTCCACGCTGATGATTCGCACCTGCCCGGATGCGGTCGGCGGCGTCCAGCCCAAGAGGGTGTTGCGGCAGGTTTCGAGCAGGTCATAAATACCGACCCCCAAAGCCGCATCAGCTGCGCCCGGCGTATTGGCTTCGCGCAGCGTGCGCGACACCAGCCCAAGCTCAAATTCGTCTTCATAGGTCACGAGCTGCCCGGCAGTCGCGTGGTGCGCGAACTTGCTGCCCCGGTAGACCACCAGCGCCGCGCCGTTGGGGTGCGTCATGCGGTAGTCGCGCGGACGCTCCGGCCAGGCGCGCACTTCCACTTTTGGGTGCGCCTGACCGGCCAGCGTGAGCGCAGCCGCCAGGCGGGCCACGATGGTGTTTTCGAGATCGCCGACCATGCTCATCAGCGATTCCCCCTGCCGAACAGAGAAGGCGGCTCACCAAACTGCGGCATCCCTGCCGACTGCGAGGCCGGGTTGTCCGCCACGTCATCACGCAACGCAGCGCCCGGCAATTGCACATCGCCGCAAGCGATGGCCTTGAGCAGCCTCACCACATCCTCGTAACGCTGCCGCGCATCCTTGATGTCATCGGCGGGTCGCAGGGTTTGCAGCCGGTAGATGGCGATGTCGCAGGCGCAGCGCACCAGAATCGTCGGCACGGCCATCGCTGCCCCCGTCACATCTTGCAGCGGCAGCAGGTAGCGCGTGGCGAGCCATCCTTCGATCTCCGCCGACGCATCGGCCAGCGCCTGCCCGGCGCGTGTAGCGTCAAGCGCCTGAGCGTCCGGGTCGGTGATGTGCCGCAGATCGCGTTCGGCGTATCGTTCGGTCAGTTGGGTGAGGGTGGCGTAGTTCATGTCGCCACTTTGCCGGGCGCATGGAGATGTGGACAGTAAAGGCTTTTAATTTTTGCCCGGCAGGGGTGGGGTGATTCCTGTAGGGCAATGCGGGGAAAATAAGTAGACGACTACAGCATTCACCCCATAGCAGACCGGCACAGCCAAACCAAAGGCCCACGGAGGCCGCTGCGAACATTCATAAACGATTCTTGCACCCCAACCTATACAACCGGGGCATATAGGTAGCTTCAATCGCTTGTAGGCGCTTCTGTCGCGTCTGCAAAAAAAAGCCCGCACCGGGGGAGGCGGCACGGGCAAACTGCCAAAAGGAGGCAGGAGGAGAGTTTTAGTGTCAGCCCTTCTTGCCGGGCTGCTTGGCGTCCGTCGAATTCGCATCCACTTCGCGCACGATCAGTCGCGGCTCGTTCTGGAGCGACTGGAGTTGCTCTTTGGACAAGTCGCCCAGCGCAACTACGGTTGGGGTGGCGGAGAACTCGCGTCCGGCGCGGCGAAACACGCCGGACTTGCAGATTACTTCGATGCTGTTAGCCATGATGTGTTCCTCCTATTAAGCCAGCCAAGGGCAGACTTCAACCTTCATCAGCCCCTTCATCACGTTGCTGGTGTTGCTGATGATGACAGCCTCCAGCGCCGTGCGGGCAGCTTCTTCCAGCGAGGGCGGCACCAGCAGCAGGTTGGGCGTAATGCCCAGCGGCTCGCCGTTGTCGCCCTTGAAGCCCATCATATTGGCGCGTGCA